TGGGTGACCTTGACTGTTTCTAGCGTGTTCATTCTGTTTTTCCTTTGTTGGTATTTGTCGTATGAAGTGAAGTATTCACTCCATTCAATACGTTTGCATGTCACGCCACACGCGTCAAGTTTATAAGTGAAACAAAGTGCTTTTTATTCTTCTTATTCTCACAAGCCATAACGGCAAAACTGGCGCCGTCTTTGCATAGCACTGATAGCAGTGCGGTACCGGCACGTTTAGTGCATGGGTGAAAGTTGGCACCTCACTTGCACAGGTGAACCCCAGCGAATTGTGCCTAGTCTAAATAGGCCAGGAGTGATATTACAAATATCTGTTCAAGATATGAGAAGTCATTCAGATAATTGATGGTTCAAATTTTAGGTCAATATCTTGAAAGTCATTCATGAATTTGATCAATCAAATTTCTGATCAAGATCTCCAAAGTCGTTACAAATTTCTGAACAAGTCAAAGTTGGCATGGAGGTTGCAAGGCCCACATGTAGGCACCCACATGTAGGCAAGGGACGGTACCGGCGCTATTCTTCAATCAAGCAGAAGGTGCGGGTTTGCGGTGGTGCGTTGCCGGTGTTGCCGGTGTTGCCGGTGTTGATTGCCGGTGTTGATAATGCACCACACCAAAGAGAGCGGTACCGACTGTACTGTTGAGCAATACAATAGCGGTGGATAGTAAAGCAGAGCCGGTCAATAATAATAAGAACGGTACCGGCATGAAGAAGAAGACGCCGGGTCCGGCTTAGTGTAGCGGTGTACTGATGACAGCGGTACCGGCATGGAGGAGCGGTGCGTGTGGAGCGGTACCGGCCTGTGCATACGGAACCGGCGCTTTAAAGTAAACGAACCAAAGCCGCCAGTTTGCGGTGAGCCATGAAGTTGCCGGTGATGCCAACCGTATTGTACTGGTTATCCATACAATAAAAATCCATTATACTGAAAAGAATGACCCGACCCCCATTTTCAAATAAACAATTCCATGCTATTTATAATTATATTAACTTCGTAGAGTAAATATCTACATCGGTTAACATCCAAATAACATAACGGTACCGGCTAGTTATTCAGACTCAGCTTCCTTCAACGCATCAACCCATGACACGGTCTGGATGGGACCACCATCTGCACCGCTTACCTCCATGGATGACTTCTTCCCCCAATGTTGTGGGAATGACCGTTCTAGGAACCATGCTGCTGCCCGCCAGTCAGAAGTAGCTTGTCGAGAGACCGTTACTACGTTCCGAGCTTCTACCTCTGTCCTTGCTTTCCTTACTTGAAGATAAAAGTTTAAGAACTTCCGCTCGCTTTTTGGTACACGCTTACCAGTCTCTTTCCTATCTTGCGCCTCTTCCCCGCGCGACATCCATGCGTGTATGGTAGATACTGAAACCCCAGCATACTCGGCAGCGGTTTGCAGGAAGTTTCCTGCGGCAACAGCCTTGCAAACTTTGTCCGTTATTTCGTCGTTAAGTTTGGATTTTCTTCCGGTCATTTTAGGCCATCCTTTACATCTTCTTATTGCCCGCTGCGTCATTGATATGGTATTGCCTTTACACACAATTTGCAAACACGTAATGAGGCGGTATGTTTAAAACCATGTTCAACAATGTTTCGGTAGTGTCCCTAGCCTGTTTTGGTCTCTCTGCCGTGCCGGTGTTTTTGTTTGGTTTGTACCATTTCTTACACCAAATGCGGTTGTTTCTAGTCTTTATGGTCCGCTTTGGTGTGCGTTTTGGGTAGGATTCTTTCCTGGTTCTCACTTGGAATCGCTATTAGGATTCTACTCTTTTAAGGTCCCTAGTCTAAAACGCCTTTAATGTCAAGCATATAGGTAACTACCTGTTTTCACTTACCTTTTAATGGTGCGTGGCATCCCATTGTGGTTTACAACTCAATCTGCTAACCTATTGGAACCTATTGGTAATCCTGGTGAATTCAGGACCCAATAGGCTGACGACCGGCCTCCCCTGTATCGCGTGGCTAGTCTGCTTGGCCATTGCGCCAAGTAACCCTTTGAGGTGTCTGCTAGTGTTTCCTAGGCTAAAGGCTAGGTGGGCGGACCAGAGTACAGTCTGGCGCGTGGCGATTGAAAAGCCCAAACCCACCAATGGAGACACCCCGGCTGTAATACTGGGGCATGGCAATATTGGTTCTTTGACATTCTAAGGTGTAGAGACCGCTATGGTTGTTGTGCGTGTAGCAATTCACGTTGTTATGCACAAATTATCCATATCACTAGGTTGAGAACCCTAGGGCGGGCGTAACTTCTTTATTACATGCAGCGTATAGCAATAGCAGATAGCAGCATAAGCGGTCGCGCCTGGCGAGAGTCAACAGTCTTGGGAAGCCCAGGACTACGGCGGCCGGGTGCCTTGAAATGCCCCATGACCTTAACGACCGCCAGCATATCGTCTGCTATGTACCTGAATTCATAGACACGATAGAGCAGAAAAATAACGGAGTTATACATGTTTTCTTCTTCTCCTTTTTAGCCCCCTAACGGGGGTTTTTTGGGGATAAAGGTCTTTGCTGGTTCGATTCCAGCGGTCCCCTACTAAAACAAGGAGAAAAGAACATGACGGACGTAAAAGAACTACTATCACCAGCCGGGTACCTGAGAGCCGCTATGCAAGTGGAATCAACCCCGCTTGAAAAGAAGCATCTCGAAATCCAAATAGGATTCAAGGACGGTGGTAGAATCGAGTTTAATCATCCCTATGTGCGTGATATCAAAGACGTTGTAGATTATGACCGGCAGGCAAAGTTTAATTTTGAGGCTGACTATACTGAGAAAGACAGTATGCAGCGGTCATATGATAGATGCCTTTGGGATCTGGGCAACGCTATACTGCGGGCGACAAGTTATACCTGTCGCATCGAGGTATTCGATGACCTAATGGCGTACTCGGGCGAAAGAGACTGGGAGCGGTTAGAGGATACTTTAGCCGCAGGTGTAGAGCCGGACCAAGTGTCTCGCATCTGGTATGTAGAATGGTCACACAAGCGGTCAGACGGCAAAGTCTGGCAGTCTGATGGCCAATGGGATGATGATACGGGCAACGTATTTTACACCAAATTGGATGCTTTCAAATGGCTTGCCCTAAAGGCATTTAGCGGTCAAATCTGGGATGATAAATACAAATTGTCATTAAAATAAAATACTTAGAACACCATACTTTGGCCCCGGCTAGAGTATGGAATTCTACGTATATTTTGTGCGTAGTAAAACAGGAGAAGAGACATGACCGACAATAATATTGAGTTAATGGGCCAAGATTATCTAAACACCCTAGATCGGGTGATTGAGAAAATGGAGGACCCTGAGATTAACCGCTGGTGGTCTGGTAAGCGCAAGCTGAACGGTAAGACAGTGGAGGTTATCGAGCCACCACAGGGACCAAAAGAGTCCGCAAGGTATGAGCGGGGAAATTCGGATGAAGGCATCCCAATGTCTACATTGCAAGCGCTTAAGTATGCGGAGCTATGTAGAAGGTACGGTGAGAAACCAGCCAGGGTAAAGATCGTACCACGGTGTGAAGCCAAGGCTCTTGCCAAATGGTTTGGGCCTCCAAAGCGGGGTAATCCTGGTCAGCAATACCATAACATAACAACGGATGGTGAAAGCCAAACATAATTGTACCTAGAACACCATGCCCTAGCGGATCGTTAGGGTATGGGATTCTGTGTGCAACGGAGCATACAGTAAAACAGGAGAAGAAACATGACCGACAAGTCTGTACAAGTTATCGCATCATATAAGACACGCGGGTCAAAGTATAAGATCAAAGTGATCAAATGCCTTGACGGTTCCTACGCAGTAAGAACCTACATGCGGGGAAGGTTGCAAAGCTCATCAAATGGGCATGATTATGAGTCCGCGTTTGGATACGCGGAGAATATGATCAACTGTGACCGGATCATTCATAACCGCACGTTCTATAGTGAATGCCCGTCAGTCCACGACGGTGATATGTACACCGCGTACTAAAGCCGGGCAGAAATAAAGACCGGCTAAATAAAGACCGCAACTGTGACCGGCCCATGCGTGGGCTGGTTTTCTTCAAACGTCAACTCACCTCTGTTTTGCGGTGAGCTTTGACTTTTATGGGAGCAATATGAGCTACGGACAGATAAAAACACTGGCAGATTATAGAACCGTCATTGGAAACAGTGGCGTCTATGAATGGGAATGGCAGGGAAATGCAAACCTAGACGGTTTCATATCCTATGCCTACAACTATTCACACAACTTGGATACCGATGAGGGCTTTAACGAGTCCGTATCTGACTATCTAGTCCATGTTGGAGAGAACCCGAAAGATTACTTTTAAGAGTTATGCCTAGATCCCGGCACTCAAGTTCGCTTGAGTGTCGCAGTCTACGCACAACGGAGTGTGTAGTAAACAAGGAGAAGAAAATCATGACAAACACTCAACCGAACCAGAACCTACCTAAAGGCCGAATCGGAACAGTCCTAATGTGGGGACGATCAAGGCAATCAGTCTCGATTGAACCGGCTCTCAGTAAGCGAGAGTTTGATATCCACATGGGTCCCGAGTATGCCAAAAAGGTAAAAGAACCAGTTAAGGCACTTACCGCCTTTCGTCGCACAATGAACGCGGCAAAGACGGGGGTCCCCACAGGTTTTTTCTGGCGCAAACTAGACGAAGACGGGAGCTTTCTGAAGTTTTGCTATGCCCTTGAAACCAAGGACATTAAAACCGATTACTTCAGAGCTGACGGTACCTTAATCCTGACCTTTGATAAAAAGACAGGAATCTGGTCCGCTAGTGACGAGTCGCACTTTCAGACAACCCGAATCAGGGGAATCTATAAGAGCAAGTACACGTTCCTGACCTCGAAAGACTATGCGGATATCATAAAGTCCCTAATCGGAGAAACGAAAGGATTTTCGATTAACAATGCCTGCTATTTTATTCCGGCAGGTGAGGATGAATGGGTTCCGAGCCTGAGAATGGCATTGGAACATACTGGTATCCCGGTTACATGGATGCCTATTGCGTCTGATACAGACCAAGTAGAGCAATACCAGCAACCGGCTAAACAGTCTTTGCTCGATGAAATCGAAATCCTCCGAGAGGAGGCTGAAGAATTCAAGACCAAAGATCCGCTGGATGTCACACGCGAACCGACGTTTGAGAGAAGAATCGAAAAGGCAATCAAGCTTAAAGATAAAGCCCGATTGTTTGAAGATCTTCTCAAGACAAAGTTGGACGATGTGGTGTCCGCGTCTGATGAGCTTCAAGCTGAGTTTGAAAAGCTAAAGGGCAACCCGGCGCTAGACAAACAAGAGCTAAAGCTTGCCCGCGCTAAACGTGACGCTAAAAACGCACTAAAGCGGGTCGAGGCTCTAAAGAAAAAGAGAAAGGTCATCATTGATACCCCCGAGGGTCGAGCATTTAACATACTGCAAGACCTATCAGATATGAATGATGCCAACCGATCCTTTTCGCGATGCCAGGAAATACTTGAGGACCCGAACTGTGTCCTTGATGATCTTTCTGAATTAGAGGAAAAGAAATTGTCCGAAAGTGTAACGAGGCTAATGCTCGCCTCTGAAGCGCTTTCAAAGATTACCGACAAGTCAGGCAAGAAAGAAAAGCGGGACGCAACAAGCGCATTCAAAAAGGCGCAAGTTGGAGTCTACCGTGGATCGATGAAGCTGATGAGTTAGTTCTACATAGAAATACCATGCCTTACCGAAAGGTTGGGCATGGCCTTCTATGTGGCACGTCGCCCATGGAAAACGACCGAGAGGTCAAAACAAGGAGAAGAAAAACATGTCAAATCTAAAAGTGGTCCGAAACGACAAGAAAATCAAAGAGCTGGATTCCGCTGTGGAAAAAGTAAAAGCATTTGAGGACGGTTTGAATCAAATCGTACTCGAACGCAAAGACGAAGTATCCACGTCGGTGACAGCACTCATAGCAGGATTGAATGTGCTATTCCTAGGCCCTCCGGGGACTGCCAAGTCTTACTTGGTTAAGGCAATATCGCAAGCATTGCGGTTTTCATATTTTGAAATCGTAATGAATCCTACTACCGAGCCTAATGAATTGCTTGGCGGCTACGACTTAACGGAACTTGCAAAGGGAAAATATTCCCGAATGCAGGAAGGAATGATCACCGAAGCAGAGTTGGTATTTTTGGATGAAGTATTCAAAAGCAACTCCGCTTGTCTTAACCTCTTGCTTCCGATCTTAAACGAGAGGAAGTACAAGGTTGGGAATAAGATGACCGATCTTCCAGTTGTATCTATCTTTGGTGCCTCCAATGAGCTTCCGGCTAAGGACGAGGGACTCGGAGCTATGTACGACAGATGGCAGGTGAAGCATTGGGTAACACCAATGGACCGAGCTGATAATGTCAAGAAGGTAATGTGGGGTAAAACCCCGTCACCTGAAGATGTCTTCACTGGGAAGCAGCCCGCCTTGAGCATGGAAGATATTCAAGCCATTCGATCCGCTGCTGAGTTGGTTACGATCAGCACAGAAGTGGAGAGTATTACCGTTAAGATCAGAGATAGACTCTTTAAGGAAACCCATACGCTTTTGTCCGACAGGAAAATGGTGCAATGGGCGAAGTACCTTAAAGCGGATGCCGCCAAGAAGGGAAAGACTTCTGTCTCCCCCGAAGAGCTTTTCAGCTCGGCTTGTCTACTTTGGGATGACCCATCTTACCTATCAACCGTCAAAGAGGTTGTTGGTGAGATTGCCTGCCCGTGGGTTCTTGAGATCGAACGGGTACAAAAGATCATTTCCAATCAAGAAATTGAATTAGAGAAAATGATCGACGACGACGGTACGTCAAGTTCGACTCATACCGAGCGTCAGGCTTATATCAATACGATTGCCGTAAATCTATCCATGGAATTGGATAGGATTGAGGACATCCGAAACAAATATAAGGGAAGATCGTCCGACCTTCTTGATGACCTTGAAACAAGAATCAAGGAAATCAAGGATGAGGCACTGTCCGCCATTCTGAAGTAGGAATACTGCGCAGAACCACTACACCTCACCGTCATGGTGGGGTGTAGCATTCTGGGTAGCATTATGCACCAGAGAACGACCTAACGGTCCTAAAACAAGGAGAAGAAACATGTACGAATTACCGCCAATATCAAATATCTGGTTTGATAGATCAAACCTAAAAGATGTGTCGGATCTTTACTCAGATAGGATTTCTGAGTGGAAAGATTTTGTACCGCAACTTTTTGGCAAGCTGTTGTTTAACTCTCAAGTCACAGAGAAGCCGGTTGAAGAACAAAGCGAATGGGTTAGAAACGCATTCAAAATGTTAGAAAGCAACCCGGACTGGAGGAGCATTGCAAGTGCATCCAGCCATCATCCCGATCTTGCCGTAGAAAATACAGGCAAGCTATCTCGGATTGTGGCCTCTTCAATGGGGCTTAAAAACCTAGAGCCTAGAAATAGTGAGAAGCCGGAGGAGATAGATAAGCTTATAAAGAAACTTAAGTCCGAAGGAAAGGACGTTAAGGATCTAAAGAAAAAGCTTAGATCTGCCCGCGCTAAAAGATCAAAGGCTATCATGGAAGCAGAGTCAAACAATCGGTTGGCTAAGAAGATGGGCATTCTGGCTGAATCGTCCTCGGACAAAAAAGAAGCCATAGCGACACTGCGATCTTTTGGTTTGGTCGGTGACAAAAACAACCTAAAAGAATCGATTCCTAAAGACCTCATAGAATTGCTATGCGGGAACAAGGAGTTGATGAACCTCATAAAGAGTCTCGGTGGACTGAGAGAAGCCAGGGCAAAAAATGAGTTAATGTCACCATCAAAGCGGGGTGTATCTATCCATGGAGTAAAGAGCGGAGATAAAGTAGAAGATCTACTTTCCTCTGAACTTGTGAAGCTAACGGACCCATTGCTAAGTTTAGACTTGCTTGACCGTTTGCAGAACAAAAAGGCTCTGGTTTGGAATAAGAAGGGAAAGTCTCCGAAAGAAAATGGAGACATCATTATGATGGTCGATAAGAGCGGATCAATGGGTTGCCCTGTTGATTACTCGGACGAATCCCTAACCATAAACCATTGGGCAAGCTCGGTTGCAGCAGCAACTGTCTTGAAAGCTGTGAAAAGCAACCGATGTGTCGAGGTCATATTCTTTAATGGTCAGACAGAAACAGTCAGAGTTAACGGGACTCAAGACTTGGAAGCATTTTTCAATGCTTTATCTTCTGATCCAACCGGAGGAACCAACATGGGTTACGCCATGGAGGAAGCCAAAAAGGCAATGCCGGAACTTAAAAAGCCGCAAGCCCTAATGGTTTCAGACATGCAGATACCGCCTGGCTTTGAGGTCGAACCGAAGCTGGATTGCCGCCTTGAACTTGTCTTAGTTTCCGATGTGCAGCATGACAAGGAGCGAATCAAGGAGCAAATCGGAGCAAATGACGTCATGGTTATTGATCCCACCACAATCGGGACAGACCATCGCCATTCGCTTGCCAGCAATATAGTTGAGCGGGTTTAGGTTTTACTTAGACCATGCCACTGCATCCTAACGGGTACAGTGGCAGAATCTACGTAATACCGCGTAGAAAAAACAAGGAGAAGAAAATGTTTATGATTGCCTACGGAGAATGTATTGCTTGCAAAAGAGACATTCATTTTAACCCGGTTCATGTTCCATCCATTTACGTGGAGGGAATCCGTGAGCCGCTCTGTGTCAATTGCTTCGACCTATGGAACGAAGTACACCGAGTATCAAAAGACCTGGAGCCAGTCAGCCTTCACCCCCGAGCATATGTGGGTGAACCAGAACAACTAGACACCGAGTGCTAAACCAAAGCAGGAGACAAACATGGAAAACAAGAAAGAAAACACCGTAACATTTAGAAGCCAGCTAATATCTCACGACTGGAGCTATCAACGATCCGACGACCACAGATACTGGTCCCGAGGAGAAAGACAAAGAAACGAGATAAACGCTACGTACTACCGTCTTAAATGTCCATTCTCCCTGGGGGATCTAGTGAAGTGGCGGTTTAAGATGATAGTTGAAGACTTCACAGAAGTTGAGCCGGACTGCTGGTTCCGACTGCCTAAGAAGTACAAGCACATGGCACCAGAAAGACGGGATGGACTCATAGAGAGATCCCGGTTCGATGAGATAGAGCGGTGGATGGAAGAGAATGATACCGCCGAATAAAAAGTAAGAAGAGAACCGCAATAACTATACGTGACCGGCAGTGTTAGCACCGGCATTGGCCAACCGAGCTTGGCTCGCGGTTCCGAGAAAAATAAGCACCGGAAAACTGTGCCGGTGAATCTCGCGAAAAGAAATTCTTCAAACGTATCGGTGCATCGGATTTGCGGTGAGCTTTGACAAATAAATTTTCAAACGCAAAGAGGTGCTAGATTTGCGGTGACATTTGAGGTAAACGTAAAAGGGTGCCTCTTTTGCGGTGACATTTGGCATTTCAAAAACAAAGATGGAGGATGAGATGAGAAGAGAAGAAAAAGAAGGATGGGCGTATTGTCGAGACACAGACATCGCGGTCGTCGTAGGGGTTGAATCGGTAGTTGCAGATTACATGAAAGACTTCGTATGCCCGAATGCCTGGGAGGACGAAGCAAGTGAAGAGGGTTCAATATCCCTGAAGGACTTAAACACAGATGAGCTAATGCAGGATGTCTGGGAGTCTCCAACCGCAGACGAAAAGCTAAAGGTGTTAACCATTGCGTTCAGAATGACAGACAAGAATGTCCTCCAGTGGGGGAAGAACTCTGTCTACAGGCCAAGAGAGAATGTCGTTGAGGTTGTATATTCTGACGCTGTAAGGATAGTTGAGCTAATAGATAACGAACTGCATGAGATCTATTCCTCTAGGTTCAGTATGAGGCATGGAGACATATCGCCAGACGAAAGAAAGTGTGAGCTTCTAACGCTAAGAAAGTCGATAGTTGACAAAATCGATATGTCACGGTTAAATATAAACGCATACTCAAGAGATCTGATGGCGTATTCGACGCGCAAGGAGGGGGTAAATGATACCGAAGCCGGGAAACATGCAAATGTACATGGAGAACCATAGAAAGGTTCAGGAAATTTTCAATGCAAGAAAGAGAACGCGGGATGCGATGTTTCTTGAAGGGGTTGGGGCAGACCGTATTGCTGTCTTTGATCAACAAACAATGGTCATTCTCGCAGAGGCGAAAGCGAGATACCCTAGTCCGTTTTTTGGGCAACAAAAGAAAAAACCTGGAGGAAACAGTGGAATACTCAAGTGAAGAATCAGAAGAGAATAGACCTGAAGAGGCAGCGCCAGAGCCTACTGGAGACACCCTGGTGTCCTGTGTTAACTCTTTTGCTGGCGAGGACTTTAAGCACGTTGGTCAGCTTGCCGTAAAAATATCGTTTCGCGCAGCAGCAAATGAAATCAAGGCAGACAGTGGCGTTTGTGTATCCCTTGTGCCTTCAGGTGAGAGGTGGCAGGTTAAAATAGATGATGACCTGTCCGTGGAGTTTTCCAAGTATCTCGATGCCGCAAGGGCATTTATTGACGGATATGCTAAACATAGAGGCTAGGGGGGAGAGGCACAGGCAATCTGAAATGTGTGAATTTTGTCTCGACTATGGTTGGTATTACGTTCAAACAGAAAGAAGAAGGCTTGTTCGTGATTCTTTCGGCAAGAATAAAATGAAGCACATAAGGGAAGAGATCCGAACCCCCTGCATTTGCAGAAAAGGTGGAGAATGGGTCAAGGCAAAGCATCTTGGCTACAATGAGATAGCCGACATGGAAGACGATTGATAAAATAAATCGCCTCCACTGTTGACTCATGCCAGCACGTATTGTAGACTGTACATGTTACTAGCGTAACAAGGCCGTTTTTGTCGGCGGCCCTTCTCGTCTTGTTTTAGTCCCCACCCCTCACAGGGTGGGGATTTTTTTTACCTCTCTGGACATTCGTCGTAGTGAGGTATCCCATCAGACGTGTATGGCGACATCTTATTTTTCTCAGACGGCACCCACCAGATGGACCTGGAGCAGAATCGGCATTCGTCTTTCTCTGCTCCTATGTGTTCATAGAGTGAGGATATCTTCGCCCTGTAAAAGACTGCTGCCCTCTTCTTTGTTATATTTACAACTTCCCTTATCTGCTCTTTTTCTCTGTCTTCTTTCTTAGTCACGGTTGCCTCCCTTGGCCCTTAGAGACCTTCCTTTGCATTCAGCCCAGCCACTTCCACCACTGTCTTTGTGGTGAAGCATTCTATCCAGCATATCGTTCCCATAGGATTCAAAGAACTGCTGCTTGTTGGACCTTGTTGTCAGAATCGTACCTCTGCCTTGATCATGTCGCTCAGTTGCTATCATCGAAATAACCCTTATCGGGTTGTTCATGTCACCAGCCTTTGTCAGGCTTGCAATTTCGTCAAACACCACCACGCCTGGACAATGAACGAGATCCTTTATTGCGTAGTCCTCGCCCTCCACCTTCCACGGGGCAATCATCGACCATTCAGATCTGGATAAAAACCTTCCCCTTGTCACCCATGCGGCCCAGCAAGAAGAAACTGTCTTGCCTAAACCGTTGTGTCCTGATAGACAAAGGAGGCCATGCTTTGGCGCAATCACGTACCTGGAGACAATCTTTGCTGAGTCAAGGTTGTCTCCTTTTTTTGTCAATGCTGGCTCCTGATTGTTCCACTGCAAGCCCAGTATCTCTGCCGTAACCTTTGGAACGCCAACCCTCGCCACCTCTCTTTCATACTTGTCCTTTACACCCATCTCCTCGTCCCTGTACTGAGCATCCACAAAAACCTGCTCCTGCCTCATCTCCTCACAGCATGATGGACACATGCACCCATCTGTGCCGATAATGAAGTCAAATGCAAATGGAACCACACCTTCGCATCTGACACACTCAGCATCTTTTATGAGATTATTAAACTCAATTCCCATGGTCATTCCTCCATCTGTCCCAGCACTCATCAAACTTATCTAGGAAATATGTATTCCCTGTCCTCTCGGCGGACCTAACCAGTATCTCCCTGTACTCGTGCGTTGCGCCATGAAGGTCCTCGTTCGCAAAAACCCCATACTTCTTAAAATCATTTCTTAGCTCTTTCCCACTCTTCCTTCGTGTCATATCCCTCGTCCTTCCATGGACCCCAGTCCATATTGTTGTTTTTCAGTAAAGACTGATCATCTGCAAGTGACAGCCATTTGTCAACATCCCTAACAACATAACGCCATGCGTTATGCTCTTTCCTTTTTTTCCATGGGTCTTTTGCCATACCTTTCACTGCCCGGCAGACCTCACTTGGCTTGCGCTTTTCTTTTACACATAAAGCTTTAACGGCCTTTAAAAGCTCCTGAGAGTGCGGGCTGACCTTGCTACCCCATGTCTCCCTGTGAACCTGGGCAAAGGCTTCCTTGATGGAATCTGTAGCCAGAATCCTGGCAGGCGTTAAGTGGTCTGCCTCCCCAGCCTCAACCTGATCTTTCGTAAAAGGACCAAAAGAGTTATTGTTATTATAATTATAATTACTAATTAAACTAACCCCCTCTTTTTCTTTCTGGTCAGGGGACTCTGAGGATTCCCTATTGTTTTCATGGGTTTCCAGTTGTAGATGTCTACATTCTGTATGTAGATGTCTACTGTTTCCCTGTAGATGTCTACCATCTCCACCCTGTAGATCTCTACCTTTTGCCTGTAGATCTCTGCAAGGTGCCTTCTTCTTTTTCTTCCTCCACCTGGCCTGAGCCTGTGTCTTCTTTTTCCTTTCTGTGAGGGTCCTTCCGCTCCATTCGTCCCACCCTGGCACTCTGAGGTGACCATCATCCCACCTTAGAAAGCCAGAATCCACCAGAAGCCCTGGGATCGACTCCAGGCTTGTGGTACACAGAGACTCGTCTGGGTCGGAGTAAACGCAACTGAGGGCATCAGAGAGTCCCTGACGCAGCATCGAAAGACCATCTTCGCCAAGATTCCCTGATGGATTATTTCTTAAAATGTGCGACCAGGTAATCTGCAAGACCCCCATTGCCTTCAGTGGATCCATTCCGCTTACCTCTAAAAGCGTTAGAAACTTGTCGCTTTCTGTTAACGATGGGCTAATTACGATAAACACAAATATCCTCCCTTTTTTACTTGCACGTATTGCGAGCCTACTATATGATCTCACCTGCCTCATGGCAAGGAGAAAGATAATGTTAACTAAAAAGCAGATAAGAGAGAGAACCACAGGCATTGCTGGCTCTGATGTAGCCAAGCTTGTGGGCGTAAGCCCCTTTGGGAACGAGTTTGATGTCTTCATGGCCAAGACCTCGCCTGAGCTTGAAGACAGCTTTAACGTGTCCCCTGCCATGAGATGGGGTCATAGAAAAGAGCCAATAATCGCAGATGAATACGCCGAGGTTCACAATGTTGAGCTTGAGGAATGCGATACGCTGCGCCACAAACATCATGATATATGGCTCGGGACCCCAGACCGAAAGGTGTTCAAGAATGGCGACTTTGTAAGAGGTCTTGAGATTAAAACGGCTGGTCACTACAAGGCTAAAGAGTGGGGGAAAGAGGGAACAGATGGGATTCCTCTGTATTACCTTTGCCAGGTTATGTGGTATATGCCCCTAATAGATGCGCGTGAGATGGACGTTGCAGTCCTTATTGGAAGCAGCGACTATAGGGAATACAGGGTAAGGCGCGACGACGACCTGCTTGACATGATGTGGGATAAGGCTGAGTTCTTCTGGAGACATAATGTGCAGAAAAAGAACCCTCCCCAGGTGGATGGCAGTGATTCTTGCAGAAAATTCCTTCACGAAAAGTACAGCAGCCCGAGCGAGGATATGATCCAGGCAGATCAGCGAATGACAGACCTTGCCGGAACCCTTCACGACACAAGGGTAACCCTTGATGCCTTAACCGAGAAGAAGAAATTTCTTGAGAATGAAATAAGAAGCATCATTGGTGACTCCAGAGGCATTGAAGGGGAAAGATTTAAGGCAACTTGGTCTCCTCAGTCTGGAAGAACATTTATCGACTGGAAGGGGGTCGCGGGAAAGATTGCCAACACGCTGAAGGGGCATGTTGGTCCAGATGCAGTAGAAAAATTGGTGGACGAGACAGCAAGGTCCTACACCAAAAAATCAAACACTAGAACCTTCCGGTTTAACTGGAAGAAAGGGGAGTGAGATGACAGAAAAAGCCATGATTAAAGTAGGGGCCGACGGCATTCAACTTTCGGACTTCAATTCCATGCAAAGGTTCTGCGCAGCCGCAGTGCAGAGCAGAATGTTTTCAGGAATTTCTGACGTGAGCCAAGCCATTATGAAGGTGGAATATGGGATGGAACTGGGCCTGAAACCTATAACGGCCATGCGAAATATTTATTACTTCAATGGAACATTCTGCCTTTCCGCTGCGATAATAAATGCACTCATGAAAAGGTCTGGATACAGAATAAAAACCATTGAAAGATCAAAAAAGAGATGTGTTCTTGAGTTTTTTGACCCAGATAAAGAGTCCATGGGCGTTGCCGAATACACATGGGAAGATGCGACTGAGGCAAAGTTTACAGGGAAAGACAACTGGAGAAAGTTCCCCAAGAACATGCTTTACGCTCGGTGCCTAACCACTGGGGCAAACATGTATTGCGCTGAGGTTTTCCTTGGCGCAGTTTATACCCCAGAGGAAATCATAGAAAGCCAGAATGGTTACAACAACCGAGAGATGCCAAACGTAGAAATCCTTGTTCCAGAGAGCGAACCAGAGGATAAAGATGTTGGCCCTGCCGCGGAGGACCTGTCTCCAGAGTACGAAGATCACATGTCTGAATCGATCCCATCCAGTTCCCCCCAAACGGCAGTTGAGATGCTTAAAGGGAAGATGGAAAAAGATAAGCCAAAAAAGAGAAGACCCAGAAAGAAAAAGGAAGAGGCTGCATGATGGACTCAGATAGTTTTGATTACTATAAAAACCTGCTGTCTGATGCCAAGAATCTCTATGGAATGATGAAGACTATCTTTGACTTAGATGTTTTTGGTCTTGACCCGAATGATGACTTTGAGGACGCAGAATATCAGGCGAAGTGCCTGTGGGTTGCCCTGATGGTTATGTCTGGCGAGGTCGAGGGAAAAATGAGGTCCATTGAAGCGACAGACATGCCATTCCTTAAGGGTGTAGCCAGCTCCATATGTGACGAAATCACAGCAGAAAAGAAGATAGATAGGTACGACATAAATTGATAACCGTTGGAATAGATCCAGGCAACACCTCTGGGTGGTCAATATGGAGGGGAGATAAGCTTCGCCTGTCTGGGCAGGGAAAAATATCTGAGCTTGTCTATCTTGTGGAATGCAACTGCCGATGGATAGACGTTCTTGCCATAGAGTCAATGTACCCAGGAAGAGGCCCCGCTGGGCCAAAGTCTCTCTACACCCTAGGAAAGAACACTGGAAAGATTATGGGACACCTGGAATATCTCATAAAAAGAAAAGACCTTGTATGGGAGCCAACACCTCAAGAGTGGAGGGCAGTAATAGGGATAGCCATCAGAGACAGGAAGAAGGTCGCCGACGCAGCGGTAAGGTATGCAGAGGATCTGTCTGGAGAAAAGATGGAGGGTCCAAGAGGGGGAAAGCAGATCGATAGAGCAATGGCCGTATGTCTCGGCCATGCAGCAATAAAGAGGTTGTCATGAGTTTACTTAAGTCCATCGGTATCGAAATAGACACAATCACAAGGGATGAATTTATAGCGTCAAGGGTGATGCTATGTTCCACATCCCTAATAACAGAGGTTGTTTTCCCGTCTGAAGTCATGATGATGGATGATGGTGATTCGGCCAACCAGGAAAGCCGCAAGGGGAACCTATGCCACAGAAAAGAATAGACCACAGAGAAGTTCAGCTTAAATTTTACAACGATGGAGTGAATGGAGTTGAAGAACTCCTCAACGAGGGCGTAAGTGATTACGTCTTCAAGAAAGCCCTATCTCAAATGAGAAAGAATGGGAACAACCGGAAAGCCGAAGAGTTCTCCTCTCTCCTTAGAAGGTATGGGATTCTGACAAACAGGCAAGGACCAAGAAAGCCAGTGCCTGGAGACATCAGGCGATACAGGACCCAGGACGTTAAAGGGGCTTTGTTTGTTAGGCTGCCAGTCCACACCCTAGGGGTGACAAACGGGGAAGAGGTTGAGGTAAAGTTTCTTGATAACGCATTGCAGGTGAGCGTTCCGTGAAAATAAGACTAACTTGCGATCAGGTAAATTACGCAGAAAGTGTGGCTAAAAGCAGAAGGCAAAATCCCCACACCAAGACCAGGAAGTTTGCCAAGAACAGGAGCGACTGGGAGATAGACTTCCTTGGAGCGAAGGCCGAGGTTGCCGTGTCCCTTCCTCTTGGCTGCGACGTAGATAAAAGCGCAGAACCAAAGTCGTCCACAAATTACGACCTTGGTGTAGACTTTACCGTCAGCGGGATATCGATGCAGGTAAAGTCTACTGAGCATGAGACAGGAAGACTAATCTTTAAGGATTCATACGAATTCAATGCAGACGTTTACATCTTAACGCATGTGAGTGATGACATCGTAAACATAAAGGGGTGGATAAGCAGAGAAAAACTAAAAGAAGAAAAAAAACTACACAAGGATGGCCCGCTTAAGGATACGTGGGTTCTCGAAAACAAGCATTTATCATCTGCGTTCTCGCTAATATCGGCAGTTAAATAGAACGCAAATCAAGGGAGAGGTAAGTTATGAATATGTTTCAATTCCTAGGGCGACTAGGGGCAGACCCAGAAATCACCTTTAACCAGCAGGGGTTGGCTTTCACCAAGGTGAGAATAGCTGTTGATAAGTATAAGAAGGGCAAAGGGGACGGAGAATGGGACAGGGACACAGACTGGTTCAGCATAGACTTTGTTGGGGATAAGGCCGAGCGTCTTGCTGCAAAGTATAAAAAAGGTAGGCAGATACTTGTCACTGGAACAGTGCATCCCTGGTCCCAGGAAAAGGATGGGGAAACCAAAAGAGGCTTCAACTTTACCGGAAAGATGTTCTGGTACATAGACGAAAAGAATCGATCATCCGGTGACGCTGGAGCTGACTCATACCAGCAGGATGCTGCACCCTCTGCCGCCCCAGTGAAAGCAATAATCGAAGATGAGATACCATTTTGAATTATTCAATAAAAATAAAATCACTGAGAGACAACGTGAGCATTCCATGCCGGAAGACAGGGGGGTCTTCTGGGATGGATCTTCACTCTGGGGTTGACCTTGCGATTCCGCCTGGAGAAACCAAGATCATTCCCCTTGGGTTCGCCATAGAGATTCCTCCATCCATGGAGGGGCAAATAAGGCCAAGGTCAAGTTTATCAAAGGATGGTATCCTTATTCACTTTGGTACGATAGACTCTGACTACAGAGGGGAAGTTGGGGCTATCCTGTCCAATGTTTCTTCCTCCCTGTTTAGGGTCAAGAAGAATGATAGAGTGGCCCAGCTTGTCTTATGCGCAACGAAGTCGGAGTATTTAAGACTTCAGGTTGTGAGCGAGCTTTCAGACACCAAAAGGGGCGATGGCGGGTTTGGGTCAACGGGAAAAAGATGAACCAAAATGAATTTCTTTCTATGTTTGAGGCCATAAAAAAGGCATGTGTTATGGCTATATACTCTGGCGACGTATCAAGGTCTCCAGAGTCCGAGAGGGATTCATGTGCATCAAAAATAAGGCTTCTCACGATAACTGAGGTAGTTAAGTCCCCGCAAAATGAAGACTCACGCGAGGTTTGGGATGGCCAAAAGATGGAAGAGTGATGGTGCTTTCTGTAGGTGGTTGATTGATTCTGGTTATGCGGGTTATACTAACTCTAAGATAGACCTTGTTGTGTCAGAGGGTCTTGCAATATACATGTGGGAATCGTACTTGGAGGGGGTTCGCCAAGGGGAGATAAAGGCGAAAGACTCAATAAAAGAAGGGACCTTTTATGTTGAGAAGAAATGAGGCAGACCTTCTTAATGATATCTCAGGAAAACTTGACAGCATTGAAGGCTCTCTTGATATCTTAATTGAGATACTTAAGGATTACACCGGGTACACAAAATCCTCTGACAAGGACGCAGATCCTGAAGGTGTAACTAAAATCTCCTCTCAGACCTCATTGCTTTAACAGCGTTCTTGGCCCAAGAGGCAACCTCGTCCAAGGGGTAATTGGGGCCTGGACAGTTCTTTGCCTTCTTGTTTCGCATTGAAATTATCTCATCGTGTCCGTACACATTCTTTATTGACTCATTCTTAAACATTAAGTCACGGCAGAGATACTTCGCAGAAAGAATCTGGTGAGCCGTTGGATTCGACCTTCTGAAATCACCAAATGTACCCACGCCGATGGACGTTGAATTCACCCCTGCCGTATGCGATCCACGAGCATCGTATGGGAGATACTGAATCACCTCCCCATTTCTGGCTATAATGTAGTGATAGGGGACGTAGGCAGACCTTTTAGCCCACTCTGGAACTCCATAAGACCTCCAATCCCTGATGGAACTAAGACGATCTTGAAGATTACCCACAGTGACTGTCGCAACCCCCTCTGGATCCGTGGTGAAGAACTCTTCCACATCGTCAACAGAATCCCCTATCTTTATCCTGTGAAGAATAATACTAGACGTCCTCTTCCTTGATGGGCGAGACAGGGACTCTGGTACTCTGTTTTGGATCTCCATTTCCTGAGACTCTACTTTTTTCTGCCTGAGCGAAGAAGAGATCCTATGGCAGATGCCCATGGAATCTTCTCACCAAACGAAATGAACGCGGCAGCAATGGCAGCCGTTGGCATCTCTACCTTGATGTCCGGGACAGAAAATGCCGAAAAAATCCTTATTCCCTTTAGCTCTACCTCAAAGTTTCCGTCCATATCAGAATCCCCAATGCGACCAGAACTCCAGCTTACGATGTCCATAACCCCTCCTATTTTTTGGATGTTGTCTTTTTAGATCTCGGAGCAGCCTTCTTGGGTGCCGATGCCAGGATCCTCTTTATTCTGGCTTCAGCTTTTCTCTTCATCTTTGGAGACAGAATCTTGCCTCTAAGCTCCTCGATCTGCTGTATGCCTTCCTCTAAGTCCTTTACGGCATGAGCTATATCCTCAGCAGCCTGAAGCGTTTTATCTAACTCAAATTTACCAGAATATACTCTCGCCAAAACAACCGGGACAACAGCCAGAACGATTGATGCGGCGAACTCTGCCAGCTCTAAAAATATCTTTAAGTATTCCATGATTACTCCTAAAGGGAACTGTTCCTGTTTGCTGACCTTATCAGCTCTTTAATGTCATCTATCTTCTCCTTGAGGTAGCCCTCGTACCTATCAAGGCGTTGATCCAGATACTCAACCTTCTCAAGCGATGCCTTCTTGTCCTTTATATCCTCAAGCTCTGTCTTTATTGAGGACTTAAGCTCTGAGATGCTCTCCTTAAGCTCCACATTTAAGGCGTGAAGGGTATCTACCTGCTGTCGAAGCTTGCCAAAGGCAATCCCAACCAAAACAAGAGTAGTGGCTATACTTCCAGCCAGGGTTATCCAAGGTGTCATCTCTCCTACTCCACAACGTCTGCGCCAACAGAAAAATTCCCACTTAATCCTGTTGGGGTCTTTCGATCCCCCTGATATGCAGAGAAAACTATACCAGACTCCGCTATAAATCCAGTATATCCAACAGTAACAGTCTCTGCCGTAGCGTCAAAATCAGTTACAACAACAAGCATGTTATTTTGCGGGAATCCGCTAGTCAACTGTATAGCCTGCCCCAGTTTTATTAGTGAAAAGTCAACACCATCACCAGATAATACCCCACTATCCTCAGATGCGGAGAAGGTTCCAGCAGAGGTGGCAAGATCCCCCTTTCTGGTTACATCCAAATCCCAATAATATTGCCCAGGAGTGACGTTAATCGTATCTCCAACCAATAGTTTAATGAGCGATTCCCCGCTGGCTGGGACTGTTATCTGAAGCTGGTCTGGATAGTACGACTGCTTGAATATGATGGACCGGCTGTTGTCGTCATAGACGCTGCCCTTGACTGCAAAGCGCAACACAGCCTCGGTGATGTCAACCGGCGTGGTCCCATCACTTTCGTATATCGTAACGCTGAAGTTACGCGAGTCCCCTCGGACGATGCTAATGTCTGTCATTATCCTAACCCTTCCAGCCATGTCTTCATCAGGGCCATGTCGGTTTTAATCTCTGCCAGGTCTGCCTCGGTCAAGTCTGGTGTGTCACCAATCTCCAACGCTTGAACTTGATCTATCCAGGCCAACATGCTGCCCCTCCCCTGGCCAGAATAAGGCAGATAGATCTTTGCGGTAGAAAAAGACTTTGCGTACTTCATTTCTAGCTCCTCACCACGGTCCCAAGACCGTCTGGAGATGTAAAGTCGTTCTGGGGTAGCGCGGCATATGTTGATGTCCCTGCGTTACCAACCTGCACGTCGGCAGCAGACGTTAGCGACCCGCTAACTGTTCCAAGCCCAGTTGCTGTAACCCGAGAGGCCAGATCCCATGCAGTGCCAGAGACAGATCCCGTTATCGAGCCAGTGCCAAAACCCTTGATGAACGAACTAGAACCCTCTTCGCAACGAAGAAAGCTGGTGTAGGTTCCCGCGACAGTCATGGCGGCAGTAATCTCCACTCTCGATTCTCCGTTGCCAAAATTCCATACCCTAATGCACTCCGTTGAGGCCGCCGTGTCGAAGTCGATAGGGTCTGCCGTCTTCATGTAGCCTGCGGGATTAACCGTAACACGCTCGCTAACCTTCGAGCTGGTTAATAGCATCGTTCCACTGGCGGCAGTCGCTCTCGTTAGATTTCCACCAATAAACGAGTTGGGGCTGTCTTCAAGGTTTTGGTTGTTGACCTCCCCCGAGGCAAGAAATGCAGATGAGTTGTAAAAGTTGAACAGAAGTGCATTTGTCAATCCGTCCAGGTTGCAATCCCACATCTCTACGCTTTCCCAGATTTCAAAACTTGCAGCCGCCACGTTCTCAAACTTTATTCCTGCAAACTTTATTGTTACGCCCCGCCCCGAGGCACCGATGATGCTCTGGCTCCCCTGTGTTTGAAAGACGGTGCTGATGGGATAAATCTCTATGTCGGCAAGACCAATATAGAAGTCAAACGCTGTAATAATATTTATCGTAGGACTGGACGGGCTGGCGACCGGTACGGACCCAAGACCAAACTCAAAGGCAAAAAACGGAGAACCGGCTGTGCTGTCAAGCATCCAGTGCGAGCCGTCGGTGATAGGATCGGTGAACCCATTACTTGTCACAGCATATTGGGCTGCCGTTCCCGGTATGAGGGTTGGCGTCGATGTCGTTGGGATCACCGCAGTTGGTGTTTGATTGATGTTGCCGCCAAACATTACGCCCAGTCCGGCCGGGCCAGCTTGCACACTCGTAAGCGCTGGCACGTCGTAGGGGCCATTGTCAAGAGCGTGAAAAACAACATCACCTTCCTGCCCGTCAACTAATCCATCAATACATCGTTGAGGGGTACGGAAAGGATTCCCGATGGTTCCATCGCCAGTTTCGTCATCCCCAGTCAGGGCGAAGTAGATATCGGACGCAGTGTTTTCGGTATAGGATACTGCATCCCATCCAGCGGCCGTTCTCTGGTATGTAACCCCGTTAGCCTGAACGTGAACCAGGCACCCGGTCTTGTCGAAGTCAGACCCATCAATAGCGTTTCGCTCTGCGATGTCGGCAACAACCCGATATCCGCCGCGAAGGGCAGTATCATCAAGTGACGCGACGCCAACGGCAGCATTGATTAGTTCTCCTGCAAATGTGGGCATTTCAATCTCCTACGGCGTAACAGTAAAGGCCAGCGGACCGGTAATGGTTGTGTCAATAAGGTTGTCTGAACGTGCAACGCGATAGTTCTGGATATTCCCAAACGCATTGGTCACGGAAAGTCCCACCTGGACCTCGGTCATATCGCCAGGACCAAAAGAGCCAATCTCAAAGTTGGTGGGCAATAGTGGCCCGTAACCATCCGGGTACGCATGTACGATGTACTGGTTGACTGGGGCGGTGGTTCCCGAAAAGGCCGCGCTTGCCGATAACCCCTGCGTCAGCAGGGCTTCGATGTCTGCCTCAGTGTACGGCCCAGCATTGGCAGTGATACCCGTGAAAACCAATGGCCGCCAGGTGAACACAATCTGCCCCGTATCTGGACTTCCAGCCTGACTTGCCGTCAGTGTGAATGTGACAGTTGCGTTGTTCACCGTCTTGGTGAATGTGCCGTCAGAGCTGAATGATGTTGGCGTAACGGTTACATCTTTCGCCGGGGTTCCGTCGTCGTCAGTCAGAACAGCGCTGTCGGGTGTGCGGTTGTATGCCGCACTAAATGATGGTGTCGCAGAAGACTGCCCCACCTCAAAGCTCGAACCAGACAAGGAAGAGAACGATGTAATATCGAAGGCTGGAGCTGCGCAATCTTCAATAATGGTCCCAACAAGGTTTGGGTCAGCAGCTATCACGCCAGATATTTGCTCCTGCACACAAATCTCCACCGTGACCGTCGTCGGGTCAGCAACCATTCCCCCCGTTATTATGCCACTTATACTCATATCGTCCTCAGCAGTGTTTCCCATTTGGCCGCGTCTATCTGGACAGCCGACATGGTAACGGTTATGAGTTCGCCCTCTCCAACTCCTCCCGGCGTGGAAGCGTTGGCGGTGGCAGCATCTGGAAAGATGCGTCTACGCAAAGTCAAAGGTCTATTATTTGCGTCGTAGGTCAAAGCGTCATCCCTGACATTACCACCTGCGTTACCAAATGCGGCAGCAAGTGCTTGACCTGCTGTTCCTGTTGCGAGATGACCAGCAAGAGACTCGTCGAAAATGGCATCGACACCAGCAGGATCCAGGCTCATTGCATCCCCAGGTGTCGCCCTGGTTGATACAGCCACATCGAGGTTGGCTGTAACGACTGGCTCGATAGCTGCGGTATCCGCAAGAACATCTTGCAGTTCACCAGCGGCAGTTGCTGCGGTTGCCCCAGTAACGCCGAGTGCTTGGCGAATCTGTTCTTTTTCTCCTGCGGTCCAATCCGTATCTGAATCTGACTCCCAAAGACCAGCGCCATGGGTACCAGAAAGCTCAGTGTCGATGGCTGTGCGTTCTCCGGCTGTAAGCGTCATCGCATCACCTGGGTCTGCTGTTCCACGACTGGAAACAGTAGCGTCCAAGTTTGTGGCGACCACCGGCTGCATTGCACTCGTATCTGCCTCGATGTCATCGAGATGCGTGTCCACAGACCCTGCTGCCGGAACACCTGCCGTTGGCGAAAGCTTCATCGCGTCACGCACTTGCTGCTGAGTTAGACCAGCGCCGCCGCCAGTCCATGCGCCTGCGCCGTGTGTCGCGGTAAGCTCTACATCGACCGCTGCGGTTGCTGCTGGCGTAAGCCCCATATTATCCCCGGCAACCGCAAAGCCAGTAGCCGTCTGATAAGACCCTGCCCCATGACTCGCTGTGACCAAAGCATCCACATCTGCGGCAGTGTGACTGCTTCGCGTAGATATTGCTGCATCGATGTCCGCACCTGGAAAAGGTGTGGCATCAGACAAAATATCTGCCTGGGCCAATGTGGATCGCGAACTAACAGTTGCGTCAAGGTTTGAGATGCTTGCACCAGCAAACGGTGTTGCATCAGAAAGGATATCCGCCTGAACCAAAGTAGACCTAGAACTGATGGTCGCATCGACGTTCGTTGTGACAAGCGGTTCGATGGCTGCCGTATCAGCCAAGACATCTTGAAGTTCACCGGCTGCGGTGGCCAAGGTGGCACCCGTGATGCCCAACGCCTGCCTCATTTGGCTTCGCTCCGAGACTGTCCAGTCAACGCCTGCCCCACTGGATGCGTCATTCAGGGCCTCGCCAACACTGCCAACGCC